CTTCGTCGGTTAGGGTGTAATAGATGGTTTGTTTTTTTGGTTGTCCATAATTCCGTTAGCCGTTTCTGACAGCTACGCAAAAATGGAAACTTCCAATTTTTGGAAAGTTTCCTATTGCGCATACGCGAATAGGCCGCTAGAATTGAACCAACAAATGAGACGTTTGGTTGCTTTTTCTAGCTGCCTAACACATGAAAAAAGTCGGTCGCCACAACCGGCTTTTTTTGTATCTGCTGTTTTTAAAAATTCTTTTAAATCAGTTACATAGTTATCACTGGTATATAAAGTCATCTTGTAACCATGCCCCTGAACGTTTACTATGCCACAATAGTAAACGATCTAAACATAGGTTTACAAGAAATAAACTCAGGTTTACACCTCAGTCGTTCTAATTTTGCTCGATCTTGCCACACCAATTACGGGATGTATTGTAGCAACTTCACTTAATGGAAAAGTCATTCGAGAATATCCATTATTAAAGCTATCCAAGAAGATTTTTCCATCCCGAATTGCCGCTAAGGTTTTCACCATTACATCGCCGCTATTTAGCCTAACAATCACTTCCTCGCCTGTTGCAGGCTCCGAATCAGGGTCAACAATGACCGCTTCACCTTCCAGTATTCGTGGAGCCATGCTGTCACCAACCACTTTCAGAGCATAGACATGACGTCCTTTTGCTGGAAAGTCGATGTAACCATCCCCAAAACCAGCAGGAAAGTCTAAATTAAACCATTCCTTGTCTGGTCCTGCTTGCGTCGTTCCTACAATAGGGATTTTTGCTGTGACGCAACTCGAAGAGGTGTTGTTACCGCCGTAGTAAAGCCAATCGAAAGAAACATCTAATTTTTCACAGATCCTCGCCGCATATTCGATACCCATAGTCATACCTGCTTCCCACTTGGAAACCATAGTTATGGAACTACCTGCTGCTTTAGCCAGTTCTGTCTTGGAAAGATTGAGTTCTTCCCTACGCATTTTTATGCGCTCGCCCATGCTGTTCATAAGGATCATTCTAGCACCAAAGTAAACCCAAGTTTACCTAAAATTTAAACTCAACCTAGGTTCATAAATAACTAAACCTAGGTTTACTTTTTGGTATTCGACTTGTAGAATGCTCGCATGAATACAACAGAAGTGATTGAGCATTTTGGCTCTAAGTCAAAGGCAGCAGTGGCATTAAATATGTCTAAGCAAGCCATAGGTCAATGGGGTGGTTCGGTCCCCGAACTTCGCCAATACCAAATAGAAGTCATCACCAACGGTAGATTGAAAAGTGACTTCACTAAGAAAAGGTTACGTCAGGAGAAGTGCTAATGGAATGTCGAGAGTCCGACACAAGTTTGGTCCGCATTGTTATCGCGATAACAGAGACCTACTTGGACGAAAAGAACATCGAGCGCGATACGTTTGTGAAACAAGATCTATTGCCTGTTCTGGTTAGAAGTGGGCTCTTGGATGAACCAGGAGAAGCGAAACGCTACAACACCTGGGCAAACAATCAGTGCAAGAAGATAGAGCGATTAATCAAGGGTGAAACGGCTTTTAAAGCTGATTGGGTCATGCCTTGGATAAGCGCTCTTCCTGAGCCGTATTTTGGCAAAGCAATGAATGAGGTTTGTGGTTTCTTTGGTACTTACTTTACCCCAATGACACTCATCACTGGATCAGTAAATAAGAAGTCAGTTAAGTCCGGCTTGTCTCATATTTCTCAAGAGTTTGCTGATGTTTTGCAGAAGTCCATAGCCGTTATGGATGGAATGATCGACGAAAACGACAGCGATGCTGATTTACAGCAGTATGCGAATGAAGTTCATGAGTTAGTCGCAGCAAGCATTTCGGAGTTAGGCCGCTTGTATAAAGCTCGAGGCATTTTACCTGCTGCACATGTTGCAATGGCTAATAGCCCTTTGTTTCAGATAGCTGATAAGTAAGGGCGGTTTTATGCGCGTGAAGTACAACGAAGAGGGTTTGCGAGAAGAATTAAGAGCTGCGCTGTTAGTGGTTCCTAAAACTCGTGGGCAACTTGATGGATTCGAGAACAATGGATATAGCGACAACAAATCCTCTCGATCTCCAGTCCGTGAAATAACCGACGAAGAAGGAACCTGTCTCGCTAAAGTCAAAGCATCAGTGGTGACCACTTTACCTTGTAAAAGCTTTAAACAGTCTCCGGTGCCACTACCGCCTCAAGCATTTCTTTACGCGAGATTGATGCGTGATATGAACACAAACGAAGAACATATTTCTGATTGGCTGCGCTATTGCTACAGCGAGGGTGCGCAGCTTCCAACTGCAGTGTTGTTACAAACATTACTTGATGAGTTCTATAAAAACGAACCGAGCATCAAATCTGCGAAATCCAAAGAGCTGATTAAGCACTTAGCCTTGTTAGCTTGCCAGCAAAAACGAGAAGCATTGAATGCTGGTAAGAATTTGCTACCGCAAACACGTATTGCAGAACTGGCTGGTAAGAAGCCGAGTGCGTGGGAAATGACGTGGTCGAAGCGCTGGAAGCACCTACTCCAGATATTGAGTCGATTCGATAAGGAGGGGTTGGACCATGTGCATGAACGAAGAAGCCGCGAAAAAGCTTCCCGACGAAATGGGAACGTGCCTGTGCAATGTGGCATTCAGTCTGCAGCCAGAAATGAAATGGTTGCCAGAATGGCGGTATAACCGAGAAACAAATGAATTAATGCTGATGTGTCCTAACTGCAATTTCCACACACCAGCATTCACGGAAAAGAATGCAGTAATTGCGTTCTGGAGTTTATGTAATTGGCCTGGTGATGCTCACACGCTAATGATGTGGAAACGTGATTACGATAAGCAGAACCAAGCAGCGGAAAATGAAGCCGCATAATAGCCAGGAGATAAAGATGAAAGCATTTGACGTAAAGCGCGATAAACAAGGTTTCTGGACGCACCCTCAGTTACCGATGTGGGATGAGGGTACCAAGTTGAAAGATTGTAAAACATGGTTTGCTAGTAGAGACCTTGATTGTGAACTTGTCATTATGGATGGCGAACTTGGAGAGCTTTGGTTAAGTGGTGAAATTGATAGCTGTCTTGAGTGGAATCCTAACATCGATATAGATGGTGCTTTTCTTGTCGGGATTTGGGATACCGAAGATGGTGTGGTGGCTATGTTTGCGTTCCCGCTCATCATCTTTGCTGATTCACCAGAGGCGGCACAGTATAAGACAGGCCTTAGCGGTTGGGTTTCAAGGGATGGTCGTTTCTATGGTGATAATGAAGAGCTAGCACGATATGCAGGTTCAACACACCGTAAATGTGAATGCGGTGAGGTGTTCACCAGAAACTCTTACTGCCGTACATGCAGCGACGCAAAAGAAAGAGAACAGTTTTTGAAAATGCCAGTGGTTAAGTGGGATGGCAGCGCAATGCTGTATGACCAGAACACTGATAAGTATTTCAGCGAGATTGAAGACATCCTAGAGCATTATGAAAACGATGAAATAGATATTAATGGTGCAATGATCATCGTTTGTGAGCCGAATTACGCCCGTGAAATTGAGAGCGATTACTGGTGTGACGAACTCCCGGGAGATCTTTCTTTTGAGGAATGCGGTGGTGTTGATGCTGAAACTGTTGAGCTATTAAACAAGCTAAACGAAAAACTTAAAACCACCATTCTTTCTTATGCCCCGGGTACAAATCGAGTTGATGTATTAGCGTACGCAGAAGCGGCCTAATGCGTTAAGGAGCCCACATGGAGACCACTGACCTAACGCAAAATCCATTTACTTTTGAAAGCTTTTTCCAAGCGGAATCTTATTTAGAGAAGCAAGGTTATCACTGTGAAAATGAACGTTGGATTTGTGATGGTGAACCAAATGTGTCCGTGGTCGCAAATGGACATGGTGTCCAAATTCAACCAATTCAACATTAAGAGTTAGCAATGAATATTTTCCCTAGTAACGCGATGGTGTATCGCTTTAACCGTGACGTCAGCTTTGACTTTGAGCAATTAGAATCTCAACTTAAAGAGTTTGCTTTTGTTCCATGTGGTGAAACTGACAAGCAAAAGTTTGGCTGGACTACAGCACTTGGTCAAGGCAGCGATAACTTCATCCACCGAGGTGAGCACTTTGCGCTTATCGTCGCTAAAAAAGAAGTGAAAGATATCCCGTCATCGGTAATCAATGAAGAGTTGAACCAGAAGATAGATGAGGTCGAAAAGCGTGAAGGTCGCCCACTCAAGAAAAAAGAGAAAGACAGCCTAAAAGACGACATCATGATCGACTTACTGCCACGAGCATTTAGCAAGAAGTCTTTCTTCT